CAGGTAAAGATGTAGGAAAGATACACATAGATGGACCGCTTGGTGTGAGAGGACGTAACTCAAACAATGATCTTATCAGAAAAGAACTTGGTTGGGATTACACACAAACACTTGAAGAAGGAATCAGAAAGACCTATAATTGGATCGAGCAGCAGATATGTAAGGAAACTATATCATCTGCTACTCTTGAAAAAGCAGAATACGATTTATTAGCATCAGGTTAGTATGAGATCACTCGTTACTGGGGGTGCAGGATTCATAGGATCCCACCTTGTTGACAAACTTCTAGAGATGGGACATCAAGTTACTGTTGTGGACAATGAATCCTCAACATGTAATCAGGAGTTCTATTGGAATGATAAAGCATGGAATGTCAGAGCAGACGTATCAGATGCAAAATTAATGGAGCAAGTATTCTCTTGTGTAAACGAGGGGATGCCAAAAATAGACTGGGTATTTCATCTCGCTGCTTACTCTAGAATACAAATTGCACTACAGAATCCGGTAGGATGTGTGCAAACAAACGTACTAGGAACAACCACACTATTACAACATGCTCGTGAGCATGGTGTCAAGGCATTCATAAATTCATCTACGTCATCATCATATGGTTTGAAAAATGAACCTCCTCTTACAGAGGACATGACACCTGATTGTCTGAATCCATACTCTGTATCAAAGGTGGCAGCAGAAAATATGTGTAAGATGTATTCAGATTTATTCGATCTTAATACAGTAAATCTAAGATACTTCAATGTATATGGTGACAGACAACCTTTAGTAGGACAATATGCACCTGTCGTAGGATTATTTTTAGAGCAATGGAGAAAGGGGGAGGCATTCACAATCGTGGGTGATGGTGAACAACGAAGAGATTTCACTCATGTAAATGATGTAGTTAGAGCAAACATTGCAGCAGCAGAAAGAGCAAGTGATATAAGTGGTGAAATTATAAATGTAGGTACAGGTACCAATCACTCCGTAAATCAAATAGCGGACATGATTTGTAATTCATATACTAAAAACTTCATACCACCTAGACCTGCAGAGGCAAGAGTAACTCTTGCTGATATTTCAAAAGCAAAAAAACTTTTGGGATACATGCCATCTATTGATATTAGTGATTGGATTGATGAATACAAGGTACAATGAAAAAACTGATGAACTTATTCATCCAGTAAAAATAAAAGAAAATCACTCTCAAGCATATCAAGATCTCTTTGTCTTGACTATGTTGGGCAGTAAAAAGAATGGTAGGTATCTTGAGATAGGTGCTAATCATCCTACAGAATTTAATAATACTTGGTTACTAGAATCAGAATTCAAGTGGCAGGGTATCTCAGTAGAAATAGATGAGCGTTTTCAAGGTGAGTTTGTATTGCAAAGAGGTAATGATTGTCATCTAGCAGACGCTACAACATTTGACTGGAAAGAGGCAATAAAAAATAAAGGTTGGAAGAAGAAAAGGTTTGATTATGTTTCTATAGATTGCGAACCACCTAATATCACACTCAAAGCATTACAAAATCTACCACTAGATGAGTATAGATTTTCGGTGATTACATTTGAATCAGATTTATATGCACATGGACCTGATTGTAGAGATATACAAAGAAGAATATTGAATGATCTAGGTTATCAGATTGTAGCAAGAGATGTTGCCAATGGAGGTAATCAATTTGAGGATTGGTGGATAGATCCTCAAGTTATAGATAATGTAACATGGGGACCATTTATTTCTCATGGTGCTGAAGCGAGAACATTGTTTATAAAATGAAAATTTCTCACTGGTATGGCAGACTTGGAAATAATATTCAACAATGTGCAGTCGGTACAATGGCAGCAGCACTGACACAATCTACATTTGAATCAATTGAACATGAGATTATCAAAAAACACTCGACATCGTTTGGACAGAATCATCAAGAAATACGATCGAAGTTCTTCTATTGGGAAGGTCCGTATAAAGAGGTCAACATCGACAAAGAATTCATTTATGAAAACATGCGTCAGATATGTAAGACGTATATTGAACCGCATATTCAAGCACCCAGAGTGGATATTCCTGACGATTGTATTGTTATTCATATCAGGAGTGGAGATGTATTTGACAGGAGGGTTCAAAACCCTAGCAACTATATCCCTAATCCTCTTTATTTTTATATGCAATTGGTTGAACAATTTCAACAAGCAATAGTAGTCACAGAGGGAGATAATCACAACCCTATACTAGATGAACTTAGGAAACATCCAAAGGTTACAATACAATCTAAAACTGTGGCAGAAGATTTCGGTACATTATTGTCAGCAAAACACCTTGCTAACTCTGGTGTTGGAACCTTTGGTATTGCTGCTGCTTTGTGCAGTCATAATATAGAAACCTTACATTGTACTGATATTAGTATGAGTGAGCATCTAAATTATAAGATGCTACTAGGCACTGATGTCACAGTAAGTTTGATGCCACTATACGACTACATAAACGTAGGCGAATGGACTAACAGTGATGAGCAACGAAAATATATTCTTGAATACGATCCAATTTCCTAGAAAAATTGCTGACAAAATTGAAAAGACAGCGACTAATGGTCCATGGTGGTATCTACCTGACTGTGCTCATCCTATAGGTCATGAGTTGCAGACTGATACAAATCCTTATTTTTCTTGCACTCTTATTCAAGATCGTGCTATAAAAAATAATATAGTCAATCATTATAATTTGTCATTCTTCAATAAGTATATTAGAATGGAGAAGCATACGATTGCAAGAGCACATGTTACTATGCACTATCCAAATCCTAATAAATTTGGTGTACCACATAACTTTCATATAGATCAACAGTATCCACATGTCGTGGCATTATATTATATTAATGAAACTGATGGTGATACTTTTTTCTGTGATGAACATGATCATTCAAAGATTATACATAGAGAAACTCCTAAGAAAGGTAAGTGTGTAATCTTTGAAGGTTTGCATGCATACCATGCCAGTTCTTCACCATCCAATAACATTAGAATGACATTGAACATTAATTATGACCATCTTTGATACGTTTACTTTTTACAATGAACTTGATTTACTAGAACTTAGACTCAACATACTAGGGGATGTGGTAGATTATTTTGTCATCAATGAAGCAACAATAACATTTACCGGCAAAACAAAACCACTATATTATTTTGAAAACAAAGAACGTTTCAAAAAGTGGGAGCATAAAATCATTCATCATGTCACACATGATGATAATAAAACATTAGAAAAGTATTGGGAAGGTGTTCCTTATCATAGGAGCATGAAAGAAGAAAACATATATCAATTACCATTACATTATCAGAGAGCATGTTTTCATAAAGACTCTGCAATATATGCACTTCTTGACAAGGCAAAGGACGATGACATTATACTAACAAGTGACGCTGATGAGATCGCAAATCCAGAGGCATTGCTCGCCATGAGTGAATGGTTTCAACCTGATAATCATTATGTATTGAGAGGTCCTGTGTACTATTACTATCTCAATTTACTATGTGAAAAAGAATGGATGGGCACAAGGGTTTGTACCATGAAAATGCTCAAAACTATGAGCATAGATAAGTTGAGGCAATCACATCAAGATTCTTGGAAGATTGATAATGCATCATGGCATTGGAGTTTCTTTGGTGATGCTGATACTGTACGTGCAAAGATGGATGCTTATGAACACCAAGAGAACAATCTACCTCAGTTCAGAGATACAATGGAACAACGTATCAAGGCAGGACTTGATCCATTTGGCAGAGATTATTTGTACCAACCAACTGTGGTACCTATCGATGGTTCATACCCAGACTATGTTCAAAAGAATAAAGAAAAATTAGTGAGGTTTATAAAGTGAATTTGATAGAAGGTGTAGCAGTATCTAATCATTGTGATTATTCATTTGGGGATCAGTCTGGATGCATAGGGAATGTTGCAGGTGCTTACATGAAGCAGGCAGATCCATGCAACACAGAGTTTGCTGACCTAGTGAAGGGCGGTAAACCGTTCATGACAGTTTTTATAGATAATATACGACTTTATAATAGACCACTCAAGGCAGACACCGAGAGTGATCAAAAATGGATAGATGGTCTGATGGAGACTAATGATCTACTGAAGACATGTAGCAACTATCCTGACACTAAATTTTGTATATTTACAAACCTAGAAGATACACCTATTACAGAGGACATACATGATAAAATTCCTAAAAACGTTGTTGCAATCTATGGGACAAATGCTATCGGATTTGGTGGCAAGGTTCACCCATTCCCATATGGTGTACAAAGAATCATACATCCCAGTGACAATCGAATCGGAATACTCAAGAAATACCTACAACAGGAGAAGGTAAAACCTAAGAAATTACTTTACATCAACCACTCAGAGCATACAAATATAAGTGAGAGAGGTAATGTAAAAAAGAAATTCTCAGGTAGGAAGTATGTTACTATAGGAGAAAGAGTTCACTATGATCTATATTGTCAGCAGATATTAGATCATAAATTTATGATATGTCCACAGGGAAATGGTGTCGATTGCCATAGAAACTGGGAGGTGTTATACTTAGGAAGAGTTCCCATAATGAAGAAGTCTAAGTATCTCCAAGAGTTATATAAAGACTATCCTATCTTATGGGTCAATGATTTTATGGACTGCACAAAAACTTTGTTGTCTGATAATAATCATTTGTTTGAGAAAGCACAAAAAATTGACAGCAACTTGCTTGATCTCTATAGTGTGTTCAACAGAGCAGTAAAGAATGCAAAATCTCTTACTGTATCATAAAAATATACTTCTTCCACCTGACTTGATTAAGTTTATCAAGTCTGAAGTCAAACAAAAGAAGTATCGAAGTGGTGCATTAGGTCTCCATCACTTTTCAACATATCCAAACTATGATGTGTGTCAACCATTATACGGGTTCTATGATAAGATAATCAAACAAGCTTTGTTTAGATTAACAATATCATATGCCTCTTTCAAACAATTTATATGGGCACAGATTTATTTGGGTAGTTGGGAATGGGAAAAAGATGCACACGAAAAACACAATCACCATTCAGAAACAATACAATTATCATGGGTGCATTTTATAAAAACTCCTGATAAAAAATGTTTCAGATTCACAAATACTTTTGTGCCTCCCAATCAGGGTGATGGAGATTTTATATTATTCCCTTCATGGGCAGTTCATGAAGTTCTACCGCACTATGAAAAGACCGATAGAATAGCGGTAGTTGGAAACGTTTCTCTTTGGAACTTGAATTACAAATAGCACTCGTTATGATTAAAATTCCTGAAGTTACACTGATCATGCTCGCTGACCTTGACATTGAAGATGCTGTATATGCAGTAAACAAATCATGTGAAGGTATTCACTGGGGTGCTGCTAAGTTTCTTAGTAGTAAAGGAAGACCTAAAGGTTTGAATCCCAATGTAAATTATGAGGAAGTATACCCAATCCAATCTATCAATGACTTTAATTTTTATTGTATCTATAATCTTACTAATCACGTCAGGACCTCGCATTGCCTTCTCATACATCCGGACGGCTACGTTATTCGTCCTCATCTTTGGGATCCTAAATTTCTTGATTACGATTATATCGGTGCCCCGTGGAGAGATGACCCAAATGCCTACCTCGACCCGTGGGGAAAGAATCATCGAGTCGGGAATGGAGGATTTTCCTTACGCTCCAAGCGTTTACTCGACGTCCCCAGTAAAGTCACCGTCCCTTGGGAAGTAAACGAAGGAGATTTTTACAAACACATGAATGCCGGACTATATAATGAGGACGGGAACATATGCTGCCACAATCGACACATCTTTGAGGGACAGGGATGTGTGTATGCTCCCGTCGCGGTGGCGAGTAAATTTTCAAGAGAAGAATTTTTACCCGACAGTGAACAAGAGACCTTTGGTTTCCATTATCATTTTCAAGAGATACGATGAAAGCAACTATCAACCAATTGTGGTGGAACCCATGGGGTGAACAAGGATTAGATGTGGGTAATAGAAAGGTAAGTATATCAATAGATAATCTTTCATTTGATAAGGAAGCAGACTACAGAATTTTATTTCTAGCAGAACCATATGCTATTGCACCATCTGTGAATGAGGGTGCACTTAGAAATGCACATAATTTCAATCGAATTTTTACTTTTACACAATCAATACTAGAAAAGTATCCACAAGCACAATGCTTTGAGTGGGGTTCTTCATGGTTAGATTTTGATGAACTAACAATAGATAAGAAACCTCACATCACATTTGTAACTAGTTCTAAATTACAGACCACTGGACATAAGACTAGAAATCAAATCATGGATATGTTAGAAGATATTGATGATGTAAATGGTATGGAAGTATATGCACATAAGTCACCACCATTTCATCAAAGAAGAAATGATTTCTTTGAAAATGCAATGTATCATATTGCAGTGGAAAACTCAAGACAGAAAAATTATTTTACAGAAAAGATAATAGATTGTTTTGCTAGTAGAACTATACCAATATATTGGGGGTGTCCTAATCTTGAAAAATGGTTTGACATGGATGGTGTCATTAGGTTCAATCATGTCAGCGAACTCAAGAAAATATTTGACAAACTTGATGAAGACTTTTATCATAGTAGGAAGGAAGTAATTGAAAAGAACTATGAGATTGCTAAAAAATTTTATGGTGAAAATGATGTGGTTCCTCGATTGACCAAAACTATTATTAATGATGTTGAGGAAAACGCTATAGTATATGAGAGTTAGTTTTTGTATCCCAACTCATGATGGTAATGCAAGATGTCAAAATTATTTGTTTGATATTTTTCATGCTCTGTCACAACAAACTAATAAAGATTTCAATGTATGGATCTCAGATCATAGCGAGTCTGACAAAGTTTTAGATGCATGTAAAGAGTATGCAGATCTATTCGAGATTAATTACATCAAGAATACAAAAAAGTATGGCAACATTTCTGCTAATACTAATCATGCATTACAGCATGCTGATGGAGATATTCTAAAGGTATTGTTCTCTGATGATTTTATTTTGACATGTAATCTTGTGGCAGAACTAGACAAAGCATTCACCGATGGTGTACACTGGGCAGTGACAGGTTACGCTCATACAGTTGATGATGGTCACACACATTACAACCCTAAAATACCCTATCATAATGATAAGTTATTAGAAGGTGTGAATACTTTGAGTTCACCTTCTATCCTTGCATTGAAGCGAGGGATCGACATGTATTTTGATGAAGATTTGACTATGTTGATGGATTGTGACATGTATTATAGACTCTATAAATATCATGGAGAACCAGTGATACTAAAAGATTATCACATCTCAAACAGAGAGCATAAGTCACAGACACAGAGAACTTATGAACACCTCCTACCAAAGGAGATTGAATATTTGAAAGAGAAACATTCATCATGACTATAGGATTCAATCATTTAGGAAGACACGGTAGACTGGGCAATCAAATGTTCCAGTATGCAGGACTACGAGGCATCGCAGCACATAAAGGATATGACTTTGCTATTCCTCCTAGTGACTTCAATGACGAGTGGAATGATCATCAATTATTTGAGGCATTCAAACTTATCGGTCTTACAAATATAGAAGAGATTCCCGGACCATATGTGCAGGAAGCACATTTTCATTTTGATCAAAATTTATTTGACAATATGCCGGACGGACATAATGTGTATGCATATCTTCAAAGTACAAAATATTTTGAGCACATAGAAGAAGAGATAAGAGAAGATTTTGAGTTCAAGAATGATATAAGTCTACCATGTAAAGAGATGATGGATACACT